ATTAACAAGTGGTTCAGTATTTTTAGCGGGACAAGTGAAGTGAGTGATTTAAAACAAGCAATTAAACAGAATTACATCAAGTGTGCGAAAGAACCGTCATACTTTATCAATCAGTATTGTACGATTCAACATCCACAAAGAGGTAAGATAAAGTTCAAGTTGTATCCATTTCAGTTTGATGTGTTAAAAGAGTATCAAAACAATGATTACAATGTCATATTAAAATCAAGACAGTTGGGTATATCCACATTGAGTGCTGCATATTCCTTATGGATGATGTTGTTTCAAAACGATAAGAACATCTTGGTGATTGCCACCACAAAGGATACTGCTAAAAACTTGATAACAAAAGTACGAGTCATGTATGAGGCTTTACCAGCATGGTTGAAGACTGCTATCGTGGAAAACAACAAACTATCATTGGTGTTTAAGAATGGTAGTCAGATAAAAGCTATTGCATCCAACGAGAGTGCAGGTCGTTCAGAAGCCCTATCACTTTTGATATTGGATGAGGCTGCCTTCATAGAAAAGATTGATGTGATATGGACTGCTGCTCAACAGACACTTGCTACTGGTGGTCGTTGTTTAGCCATATCAACACCTAATGGTGTGGGTAATTGGTTTCATAAGACATGGGTTGATGCTACTGATGGTTTAAATAAATTCAACACGGTAAAACTTCATTGGACAGCACATCCTGAAAGAGACGAAACTTGGAGACAAGAACAAAATCGTATATTAGGACCCTCACAGGCTGCTCAAGAGTGTGATGCTGACTTCTTGAGTTCTGGTCGTTCTGTTGTTGATCCATTAATATTAGAGTGGTATAAAGAAAAGATGTGTTGTGAACCAAGTGAGAAAAGTGGATTTGATAGGAACTTATGGATATGGAATTATCCCGATTATTCAAAAAAATATTTAATCTGTGCCGATGTTGCAAGGGGAGATGGAACTGATTATAGTGCAGCACAAGTTTTTGACATTGAGGAAATGGAGCAAGTTGCGGAATATAAAGGGCAACTCGGCACAACAGAATTCGGTAATTTCTTAATTGAACTTGCCACAAAGTACAATGATGCCTTATTGGTTGTTGAGAATAACAACATAGGTTGGGCTACATTACAAACGATTATTGATAGAGGATATGAAAATCTATTCTATCAAGAAAAGAATCATTTGGTAGTTGATGAGGAAAATCATCATACAAATAGATACAGAAACATTGATAGAAATAAAATACCTGGTTTTTCAACAACAATGAAATCAAAACCATTGATTGTTGCTAAAATGGAAGAGTACACTAGAGAGAAAATGGTTAAGTTAAAGTCTACGAGGTTAATTGATGAATTGTTTGTATTTATATATAAGAATAATAAAACCGAAGCTCTCGATGGGTATAATGATGATTTGGTAATGTCTTATTCCATATTGTTATGGATTAGGGATACTGCAATCAGAATACAATCAGAGAGAAATGAATTACAAAGTAGCATGATTGGTGCGATAGGTAATTTAAATGAAAGGACACCTATTATGACAAATGATAACAGACCTAAGAGCAATCCATATGAGATTGACATTAAGGGTGAAAAAGAAGATTTAACTTGGTTATTGGGGTAAACTATGGCAGATAATATTTTTTCAAGACTTGGTAGATTGTTTCAATCAAATGTTATTATCAGAAAAGCTGATGACAACAGATTGATTGTAAAGGATTTAGACTTTACACAGACAAGTTTAACATCAAACTTTATAGATAGATATCAAAGGTTGATGCAAAATACCTATTCAAATCCGTATGCTGCTGCACAGAATCAAAGAGCCTCATATGAGATTAGAAAACACGATTTATTTAAAGACTATGAGTTGATGGATCAAGACCCGATTATCGCCTCTGCTCTCGACATATATTCTGATGAAAGTACGGTTGATAACATTGAGGGAGAAATTTTAAAAATCAAAACCGAAAATACTAAAATTCACAAAATTCTACATAATTTATTTTATGATGTCATTAATATTGAATTTAATTTGTGGAGTTGGATTCGTAATATGACGAAGTATGGTGATTTCTATCTTCAGTTGGATATTGTGGATAAATATGGTGTGGTAAATGTAAAGCCAATAAGTCCTTATGATATCACACGATTGGAAGACCATGATCCCGTTAACCCACAGTTGATTCAGTTTGAGATAGATGTCGATAAAAAAGATGTAAAAGAAAATTACGAGATAGCTCACTTTAGATTATTAGCCGATACTAACTTTTTACCTTATGGTAGGTCATTACTTGAGGGTGGTAGAAAGGTTTTCAAACAGTTGACTCTAATGGAAGATGCCATGTTGATACATAGAATCATGAGGGCACCCGAAAAAAGGGTATTCAAGATTGATGTTGGGGGTGTTCCGCCAAATGAGGTAGAACAATACATGGAAAAGATTGATGTTGGTAACATACCACCAAGAGAGGTCGAACAATTCATGCAAAGAATCATCAACAAGATGAAAAAGATTCCTGTTATTAATCAAAGTACGGGTGAGTACAATCTAAAGTACAACATGGAGAGTGTTACCGAGGACTACTTTTTACCTGTTCGTGGTGGAGATAGTGGAACGGAGATTGACACCCTACCAGGTCTATCCAATAACGACCAAATAGACGACATAGAATACTTGAGAAACAAGTTGATGGCAAGTCTAAGAATACCAAAGGCTTTCTTAGGATATGAAGAGGGTTTGAGTGGTGGTAAGGCTACACTTGCTGCTGAGGATGTGAGGTTTGCTCGTACAATCGAGAGGTTACAAAAAATAGTCGTTAGTGAATTGACAAAAATAGGTATTGTTCATCTATATAGTCAAGGATTTGATGATGCTGATTTGATTAATTTTGATTTAGAACTTCAAAATCCATCCATGATACACGAACAAGAAAAATTAGAATTGTTAAATCAACAGATAGAAGCAGCTGAAAAAGCCATGGATGTCAAACTGTTTAGTCGTCAATGGGTTTATGACAACATATTTGATTTTTCGGATGATAAGAAGACAGAAATATATGAGGGTATTGTAGAGGATACCAAACAGAAGTTCAGATTAGAACAAATAGAAACAGAGGGTAAAGATCCTGCTAAAGAACCACAAGAACCAGAACCAACAGAGGATGAGGGTGAGGACGATTTCTCGGTAGGTAGAAGTGAGGATTGGGGTGGTAGTGAAAAAACACACTTTGGTAAGAATAAAACTCGTGAGGACGATGGTAAGGTACAAAAAAGACACCGTAGTTTTGGAAAAAGAGAGTTTAAGGGTGGTTCACCATTAGCTCAATCCAAAGCTAGCACCGTTGTTGCTCGTGAGGGTATTTTAAAACAGTTAAAAAAAGATTTTCCTAATAAAAATTCTTCATTATTAAGTGAAGATAATATATTAGAGGACTAAAATACATTTTAATCTGAATTACATTATATTTATATATGAATCATTATATCACATAGGAATTCTTCATGGGTAAATTCAAACATAATAAGTTGAGAAATACAGGCCTTTTATTTGAATTTTTATTAAGACAAGTAACAGTTGATGTCTTAAATAAAAAGAAAGAGTCATCAGCTATTAAAATAATAAAGAAGCAGTTTAACGAACATACAGAACTTGGTAAAGAGTTGGCTTTATACAATTTACTAATGACGACAAAATTTCAATCGGACAAAAAAGCCGATTATTTTTTGTCTGAAATTATTAGACAAAGGGGTAAATTAAATAACTCTGTATTACGAAGAGAGAAGTATAACTTGATAAATGAAGTTAAAAAAAGTTATGATACACAGAATTTATTCTCATCTAAGGTGCCTAATTACAAGGTTTTTGCATCCATTTATAAATTGTTTGAAGGATTTGGTAATTTAAATCCTCAAGAAAAAACAGAGAGTTACTTTATCATATTAGAAGGTATAACCACCATTGAGAAAAAGAAAACCGATACCTTTATGCTCAAAGAGTTCAAAGATAAGGATTTAAGAATATTATCCTACAAGGTGTTGTTAGAGAAATTCAACAACAAGTATACTAATTTGACTGGTGAACAAAAGACCTTGTTGAAGGAATACATAAGTAACATATCCAACACCAATAATTTTTCTTTGTTTGTTGAAGAGAGATTACCCAAATTAAAAACAAGACTAAACACTAAGATTAAAAATGTAAAAAATAAAGTATTGAAAATAAAGTTACACGAAGCTGTTAATTGTATTGATAAATTTTGTATTACGGAATCAAAACAAACAGATGATAATTCAGTTGTTCAATTGTTGAGATACTATGAACTCGATAAAGAACTCTCAAAGATTTAGAAACTTGGTAAAAGAGCTTGCTAGTAGGCTTTATCAAAAGAAACTATCTGAGATAACCACTACAGCAAGTATAGATACTTACCAAACACCATATGCTTTTAGTAAAAAGGGTATGAAAAAGAAAAGAAAAAAGAATATTGAAAAACAAACAGGCTATAAGTTTGTTGATGAAGCTATATCAAAGGATGATATGAAACAAATTAAAAAAGAAATTAGAAAAGAAGTATCCGATATCTTGTTTGATATTTGGGTTAAACGCTCGTCTTGGGGAGGCAAATAATGTACAATGTAGATCCTAACAATACTAAAAAACAGGTACCAAAAGGTAGACCACTCAGTTCTTACGGTAAAGCAACAACTCCAGCGGCTAATACCCATGTGGAAAGACCAAACTATGTATTGGTTAATATGAATGGTAACTACAAATTTTCATATGACGGTTCAACATTTTCATCAGGTTCGGTTGTGGATGATGCGGCTGGTCCAGTTAGGTTAGACATTCAACCCACGGCATGGGATCAAACAAATGCACCAGGCACAGTTGGTGATGTGACCTTTGTATACTTAGGAGATGTAGGATAATGAATAAACAATTATTAGTAGATGTAAGACCATTTGAGATTTCAAGACAAAAAATTGATGAATCCATCAAAGAAAACAAGGGTAGATTAGTTGTAAAAGGAGTTTTACAGAGAGCAGAATCTAAGAATCAAAATGGAAGAGTTTACCCAAGAGAAGTATTGTTAAGAGAGGTTGGGAAATATTTAGAAACAAATGTGCAAGAAAGAAGAGCACTTGGAGAACTCGACCATCCAGAAAGTTCTGTTGTTAATCTAAATAATGCATCACATAATGTATTAGAAATGCATTGGGATGGTGATGATTTATTAGGTACTGTAGAGGTATTGTCTACACCAGCTGGTAACATATTAAAAGAATTATTTAGGTCTGGTATCAAGTTAGGTATTAGTTCAAGGGGATTAGGTAGTGTAGAACCAGTAAACGAGGCTGATGGTGAGGATGGTACAGTAGAAGTTCAACCTGACTTTGAACTTATAGCATTTGACTTTGTATCAAATCCATCCACACACGGAGCTTTCATGAGACCTGTGAATGAATCCGTTCAACATACTTCACCCGAAAAGAATATCGAAAGAATCGTTAACGACATAATGAGGGGATAAAAATGCCATCGGTTTCCAAGAAACAACAGAAGTTCATGGGAATTGTTCGGTCAATCCAAAAGGGTGAACAACCCGCAGGTAAGTTTTCCAAAGCTGCTCAAGATGCTGCTAAAAAAATGAAGAAGAGTAGTGTGAAGAAATATGCTAAAACCAAACACGATGATTTGCCTATTAAGAAAGAGGGTTGGTTTCAAGATTTATCTAAAAAATTACAAAAAAAATATATAAAAAAACACGGAAGTGCTCCTAATTCGGATAAAAAAAGTAAAGGTAAAGGAAATATCGATAATCCAAAATTTAAAAAACTTGTTGATGATATAAAAAAATTAAATGATAAAATTAATAAGTCAGTAAAAATATCTGCACCTGAGTCAACAATAACGAGTTTGAAAGCAAAAAGACACGATTTAATTAAAAAAGCAGAAAAAATTAGAAATGAATCCGTAAATGAAGCCAAAAGAGATTACAAGGCAGAGTATAAAAAATTTCAATCATCAACAAAGGCTAAGAAGTATAGAGCCGAGTTGAATAAGTATAATAGACAAAAAGGCACTTATGGGAACGGAGATGGTAAAGATGCTTCTCATAAGGGAGGAAAGATAGTGGGATTTGAAAGTCAATCAAAGAACAGAGGGCGAGCTGAAAAGAGTCGTTTGAAAAAAGAAATAAATGATTATGTCGGTGGTGT